TTCCTCCATCACCGGCTCGGTCTGCTCCTCCCACTGGTCATAGCAGGCCCAGGCATAGCGGCTCCAATCCAGCCCCTCGTCTTCCAAGATCGCGAACGCCCGCTGCGCCCTGACGCCGAAGTGCAGCCGCGCGCCGTCCTCGCCCTTCTCGGCGACGGCATCGTTCCACTGGTAGATGCCGAGCTCGCCGATGATGCGCTTGGCGGCGCGCAGCTCGGCGGCGTTCAGCGGGCCGCGCCAGTGCTTTTGGGTTTCGTCGGAGGTGACCGTGGGCGAGACGGCGAAGTAGGAATTGTTTAGGCGAAGAGATGCGCTCGCCAAGTTCTGCGTTGCATCTGCTCCTGGCAAAATGTGCCCACTGGCATCGATCGTCAGCACAGGGGCGAAGCTGACGGCGCTACCACCACTTCCCGATGCGGCCGTAAACCAAAGATGTTGACCATTTGCCTGGATATATTGGGTCGCGTGGCCGCTGGATTTGTAAACGTAAACCGCGCCGTTAAAGAACCAGTTGGCTCCCTGATAACTCTCGTTGCCTGTAGAAGCGAAAGTCGCGCCACCGATGTCCAAAGCCTTAAACGAGCCAGCCCAGACACTTGGCGCGACACCAATACCTACATTGCCACCCGCAGGTTGGAGCACGATACTATACGCAGTTGCCGTTCCATCGACCCGCTGTGACTGCAGCCAGGTGTTGCCGGTGGCTCCGTTGGTGCCGATGAGCAAACCATAGAGGCCGTTGACGCCGAACAGTGCTGATGCGCCAGCAGGCAATACGCCAAGAGTGGGCGCGGCTATCCCAACCAAATCGGTCTGAAGAAAGTTGGCGAACTTGCGAGAAATCACGCCATTCGCGTTCCAGGTAAACTGATCGACGCCGTTCGCCACTAGAGAGGCAGCATTCGCTCCAGCCCGGAAAATACCGGTGTCCTGGTCGTTCGTGAACCGAAACGCAGGCGTCGCCGCCGACCCATCGGGGAACAGGCCCGCGCCGATGCCATCGCGGACGGCCTGGAAGCTGTTGAGCAGGTTGTCGGCGCGTGCGGTCAGGCCAGCGATGCGTCCACGGAACGGCTGAATTTCATAAGGCTGGCCGCTCGTATTGGAGCCGAGATATGCCCGCCCGATGGTGAGCGAGGTGTTCGAGACCACTCCCGTGATCTCATAGGTGCGGCCGTCGGGAAGCAGGATACCCTCGCCGACATCAACATTGTCGACCCAGGCCGTGCCGGTGCCAGTGACCGTGGTGCTGCCGTTGTTGATGGCGACGGTGCCCGTTTTGTACCAACTCATGGCGGGATGCTCCTTTACGTGATCTGTTCGGTGCTGATGAGCGTGATGGTCTGCGCAAGGCTGTCCTCGAGGCTGACCGTGGAAGTGAGGCCGCCGACCGAGCGGCTGATCAGGCTGACGCGATAGGTGAAGTCGCCAGTGCCTCCCGTGCTGTCGGTGAAGCCTGCGTTGCCGTTGATCTGGATCAGCGCCGAGCCCGGCTCAGCAGGCCCGAAACCGTCCTCACCCGAGGCGGTGCCGTTGAAGGTGTAATCGCCAACCGTCGTGAAACCGCTGCCGCCGACCTGCCGCTCGACGCGCAGCACCGCTTGCGGGGTGCCGGTATAGGCGAACGCATCGGTGATCTGGACGAGGCGGCGATACTGGAAACCGACGTTGATCTGCTTTGCCCCGCCTTCTGTCGTGAAGGGGCCGACAATGATCTGCGCATTGTTCGCGGTCGACGTGCCGGTGCCGCTGTTCTTGTAGAAGTTGGAGCCGAGGCGCAGGCCGTATTCACCATCGCCGGTCACATCGAGGAAGAACAGGGCATCCGCCTCATTGCAGGCGGTGATCGCGCGGCTCGGTCCGAACCACATCACGAACTGATTATCGACGCCGAACCCGGCACCCATGACCAGCATGTTCGTGCCGTTGTTCATGATGACCTTGCCGTTCTGCAGGCGCAGGCCGTCTTCGTCGGCTCCGAGGTAGACCTCCCCGGTGTCGGGATCGACAACTGAGAAGATGTCGGAGACGATCGTGAGGTCTATGACCTCATCCGTACCGTTGAGCGCAACGCCCCCGACGCGACCGTTCACGTCGACCTTGGCACCCCAGCGGGCCTTGAGGCCATCGATGCTTTCGCCGAACTCGGTCAGTGTGGCCGTGTTTTCGTCCACAGTCGTCGAAACGGTATCGATGATGCCGGCGAGAATGCCGTCGCCCTCTTGCCAGAGCACGCGCTCAGACTGAATGGCTGCACTGATTTCGATCGTCCGAGCCTGAGCCTCTGCTGCATCGCCCTGTTGGCGGGCCTGGACCTCATCACCTAGGTCACCTTCGAGCCCGTCGACCCGCCCGATCGTATTGGCGTCAACGGCCTCAAGATCACTACGGGTAGTGTTGATCGTCCCCTCAAGGTCAGTTCGAGTCTTCGTGACATTCAGGCTTAGTGTGTCGAGACTTTGGACCAGCGTGGAGTTGTTCTCGATGACTACCCGGTCGAGCTCGCGGATAGCGCCTTCCGCGTCACCGAGACGTAGCGCCAAGCCGACAACGCGGCTAACAACACCAGCGATCTCACTGGTCAACTGGGCTGTGATCTCCTCACGTACAAAACCCAGCTGTTGGTTCAGCTTTCGGTTCGATTCGTCACTAAACAAGACGCCGGACAGAACTTGATCGACGAGCTTATCTAGCTCGGATCGAGCGCCCCTGGCGACAGTCGCCTCACGGCTGATACCTGCAAGCAGCTGTCCGTCACGATTGGCGCTCGCCTGTTCAACTTCCCTAACCTGAGCCTGAACGTCTTGGATATCTTGCTCACGGGCAGAGCGCTCTGCGGCAATATCCAGGAGCGTCTGCTGCCGCTCGGCCTGCAAGGCTTCAATGCGAGCCTGTTCTTCTTCGGACAGTGCTTCTCCGCGAGCCGCAGCTTCAGCCTCGATCTGATCGATCAGGTTGTCTGTTGTCTGATTGATCGCATTGATGCGCTCCTGAGTTTCATCCGCCAGGCTTTCAGATAGGCTGGCACTAAGCTCAAAAATAGCCGAGGCACGAGCGCCTTCTTCATCGACAACCGCCTGGCGAACTTCGTCAATATCCGCCGCGAGTTGACCAATGTCGTCGTCAAGACGCGCCCCCAGATTGAAAATGTCGCTCGCTAGCGCGCTAAACTGACCGCTGCGGACAATACGTTCCTGGGCAATCGAACTCTCGGTCGCGCCAACACGCACCTGCAAGGCCAGTCGAAACGCTGCCTCAGCTGCATCGCCCTCGATGATGCGTGCGGTCAGTTCCTGTCGTGCCGCCGCAACCGCCGCGACCTGCTCGCGCCGTGTCTCGTCGCCGAGCAGCAGCGCGCGAAGATCTGCCTCGTCGTTGTCCTGCTGAGACTTGTCGATCAGGCGGATGGCTGAGACGGCACTGACGATCGAGGCGCTATCGCCGATCGCGGTCAGGATCGTCTCGGCATTCGTCACGCGGGTGGCCAGCAGGTCGAACGTGGTGGTGTCGACCTTGGTGGTGATCGTGCCCTCGAGCGCGTCGATCGCCTCCTCGGCGGTCGTCACCCGGCCCTGCACAAGGCTCAGTTCGGTGACGGTCGCAAGCGTCGTAACCGTGGCGTTCAGGCCATCGATGTCGACCTCTGCCGCACCAAGGCGCAGGAAAATATCGGTGAGCTCGGCGATCTGGCTCGGATCGAATGCTGCCAGCGCAATCTGCTCGTTAACGTAGCTGTTCGTGGCGCGCAGGTTGATGTTCGCCTCAGCCGCGTTCAGCCGGATCTCGGCCGTGCTCAGCCGCTCGCGCGTCTGCTCAACCGCATGGATGCGGATTTGCCCGGTCGCGGCATCGACATAGAAGCCGGCATCGCGGAACGTCGCGCGGGTCGATGATGCCTCGTCGAGCGCCGTCGCCAGCGCGCGGCCCAGCTGGTCGATGTCATCCTCGGCGCGGCGCATTGCGGCCTCACCGACGGCACCGAGCGCAGGCAAGGTAATCTGCCCGAGTGACACTGGCGGAGCATCAGGCAGCGGGCGGTATTGCAGCCGGCCCGATGCTGTTTGCTCGATCATGCTGTTCAGCAGCTCGCCGGGGTCGCGCACGTTTCCTGCGCTGTCGCGGATATAGCCCGGATACGGATCGCCAGGCACATAGGTCAACGGATCGGGAATGACAGCGCCAGCAGTCGCATTCGGCTCTGCAGGACGAAGAGACTCGAACAACACCCCGTCATCGAGCCGGATGCTCTCTGCGATCTCGCTTTCGCTGTGGCGTCGATTGTTCGCCTGGAAGCCGACACGCCTACGATAGTGCGGCGCATAGGCACGTTCACGACCGATGAACTGCCCCTGCAACACCGCTGCACCGCCATTGTCGAAGCTCCACGGGAAGAGCCGGATCACGCCTTCAGGAGCGGCCACCCAGACCAGCGACGAGCCCAGCGCCAGACGATCGATCAGCTGAGCGCCTGTCGTGGTCTCGTCGCCGACATGGATTCCGGCAGCAGCGGGACGAATTGCCGTTGCCGCGATCCTGTCCGCCACGACAGGCCCGGAGAAGCTGGCGGAAATCGCATCGATCAATGATGCCGCAGCCATGGCACCGCCGGTACCAGGCGTGCCGACAAAATCGGCCGTCAGCGGCCCGCTGGGCTCGGTCCACCATTTGGCGCAGGCGATCGAGGGCGCGACGACACCGCCGCCCTGAGCGGGCGTGCTGGCCTGCAGTGCGGCAAAGGTCGCAGCAATACTGCCCTGCCACGCAAGCACGGTGAATGGCCCGCCGCGTCCCTTGTCCCGCAAGGCCGAGAAGCTGGAGAGCGGAAAGGCCGGGTCGCCGAATTCATAGATGCTGTTGGCCGGGTCCAGCAGCCGTCCCTCGACATTGAACACAAAGCCCCAGCTGCGACGCTTGGTCCGTCCCTCGGCTTCCTCGCCACCTTCGATCCCGCCATTGCCGGCGAAGCGCCTGGTGCAAACAGGCTTGTCGAGACGAGAGGAAAGGTCCGCGATCGTGAACGAGAATACCCCGTCGGTAATGGAATCACCCACAACCGCGCCGGTGAATAACCTGGGGAAGCTGCTAGCATTTTCGGGGCCAGCATCGATTGTGATCTCCGCGTCCTTCCAGAAATAGCCCGCCAGGCTCTCGAAGACGTCGGCCTGGGCAGGCGCTATCTGGATCCGGCTGGCCTGGGGGATTGTCTGGCCTGTGAAGCCGTCCCGGCCATAGCCGATGCGCGCCGCGAAACGGGGAGCGGCCACCAGGCCCGCCTTGTAGTGCTGCCCGTTATCTTCGCGATAATAGCTGCGCTCGCGTGCGCCTCCAGCGAAGCGCAGCGTTACCAGTCCAGCAGTCGCCGGGTCGCGGGGGCGCAGCTCTACCCAATGAACCCGGCTCATTTCAGGTTCACCGATCGCGCGATCGCGCCCAGGTCGATGCCGGCATTGCCACCGCCGCCACCCGCAATGTTCAGACCGTCGAGCGTGATCAGGTTGCGGATGCCGGCATTTATCTCGGCCAGGATGTCGTTCTGTTCGTTGCTGAGCTGGTTGGCCGTGGCGAGCTGGCGATTGGTTTCCGCAGCCGCCTCTTGAGTTCCGCGGATCCGGTCATTCTCGATCTGGATGATCCGCTCGGCGCTGGCGATCGCCTGCGCGCGGTCAGATGCGTATTCGCTGCCGGCAGTGCCATAGGCATCGCGCGACAACTGGATCAGGCGGCGGTTGAGATCAGCCAGACGATCGGCAGCGCCGTCCACGCCCTTGGCCGCATCGGCCTCGGCCTTGCTGATCTCCTCGAGCAGGCGCTGGCGGCGCTCGGACAGCGTGCCTTCGGCAAGGTCGCCAAAGACCAGGTCGTTGAGCAGATCCTGCAGCGCGCCAACGCGATCCTCCAGGATGCTCTCGATCAGCTTCGATCGTTCCTCGGCGTTGATCCGCTCGATCTCCAGGATGTCGAAGCCATATGCGCGGGCGATGCGCAGGCGCTCGTCCGCCTGGCGATCGAAGTCGCGGACCTCTTTCCGGATCTTGCCGCCGATGCCGTCGAGCAGCTCCTCGACGTCACGCACCTTCAGCGCTTCCTTGATCGCCTTGTCGACATCGGGGTTGGAGTTGAGCGCCTTCTGGATCGCGGCAGACAGCCCCTTGATGGCACCGTCGCTGATCGCATCGCGGAGCGCAAAGGCGACCGCCGCTTCCTCGTCCTGGCCGAAATCGATCGCGCCGCGCTTCGTCTTCGTCTTTCCAGAACCGCTGGTGTCGACGCGGAAATTCTTGCCGCGCTGGCCGATCGACACGGCGAAGCTGCCGATCTCGGCATCGAACTCCTCGGCGATCTGGCGCAAGCGCTGCTGCACGCTGCCAGCAAGGCCGAGGGATGCCTGGATCCGCTCCTGGTCATTGCCGCGCGAGCTCGCATCGCCGTCGACACTGGTGATGGTTGCGGATCCGCGCTTGGTGGGCTTGAGCGCCTGGCCGATCAGGCCACCGGCGATCGAACCGATGATGTCTGCGCCAGGTATTGGAATAGCCGAGCCGATCGCACCGCCTATTGCTGCGCCGGACTTGGAATTGCCAATGCCAAGTGCATCCATGATCTGGGATGTCCGGAAGCCGGCGACCGCGCCACCGAAAGCGCCACCCGCACCGTCTGCACCGCCGAGAACCTTTTTCAGGCCGTCGGGCAGACCCTCGATCGACTTTAGGCCGCCGAGGATCGCGCCGATATCGCCACCCTGTGCCCGACCGGCGACCGCACCGCCAAACACCCCGGCAATACCGTTTACAAGCTTGGTGCCAATCAGGTTCTCCAACGGCTTGAGCCAGGCCTTGCCTATCTCGGTGCCGGTGGCCTTGATGAACTGAAATGTCTTGAGATCGAGGCTGACTTCGACAGGCCCCTTTGCGATCTTGCCGCCTTGAACGACGATCTCGCCTGTTGTCTTGTCGATCTGACCCAAGCCAGCACTGCCAGCGGGCACCGCGTTGGGGACGCTTGTGACCAGTCCGGGGTTGGCGATACGCTGGGCCGCCTGGTTTATCCGTTCTGCAGCCGCATCCATTGCATCGGCAAGCTCCTGCGCCTTGGGGCCTGGCTTGCCAAGTTCCTCAACCAGTTTGTCGGTCTGCGTTTTCAGGCTGTCGCGTCCGGAGGCCAGATCCTCCAGCTTTCGCAAGGCATCGCCGAACAGCTGCTCGGTCAGCAAGCGCCCCTGCAACTGCCGGAAATTCTGTTCCATCGACTTGAGGAAGTCTCTCCCGCTGCCGCCGGACAGCAGATCCTCCAACGCTGCGCGCGTATCGTCGATCGAAGCGTTGTAGATCGACAGCTGCCGGCCCCGAGCTTCGATCAGCCGCCCCAGCTCGCGCTCTGCCTCGACCTGGGCCAGAATGGCAAGGCGCTGCTCTTCGGTCAGGTCGCCATTGCGCGCCTGATACTGCTCGATGCGTTGGAGCGCTTCGGCTTCGGACTCGCGGCCCTGCAGAACGAGCATCATCTGCTCGAGCTGCCGGTCGCCCGCCTCTTCCATTTCGCGGAAGGGGCGCAACAGTGCACCTTCCACCGGTCCGCGCGCAGCATCGATCGCGGCGGCGAATTTCTTGATTTCCTCGGGCTGCCCTTTTAGGCGCTTTTCAACCTCCGCCTGGATCGCATCAAGCTCGCGCGATGCCTTGGCTACCTGGTCAACCAGTCGTGGCTGTTCATCGAACTGCTCGGTGATCCGCTGGACCCGCTCTTCGGTTTGAGCTGTGAAGTCGAGCAGGCGCTCAGCCTCGCGTGCGGCTTGGTCGGCGGAAGTGTCCTTTCTTGGCGTCGGCCCCTTGGGCGGGGCGCGGCGCAGACCGGCTGCAAGGCCTTTTCCGTCCAGCGCATCAAGCATCTGCTGGCCGACCAGTTGGTCGCCTTTTGCGATGGCAAGGTTCAGGCCTTGCTCTTCGACATCGACCGCCTCCTGACTGGTGAGCCTGCCCTGCTTCTCGAGGCGCTCGATCGACTTGCGGAAATCTTCGACCTCGATCTTGCCCTTGCGAAGATCCTCGACCAGCTGCCGGACAGGGCGCGTAGATGCCTCAAACGCCGCCCGATCTCGGTCATTTGCACCGAACAGCGTGAAAAGCCCCGGACGGCCAACTTCCCCGAGAGCCTCATCCGCCTCGCGCTCCGCTTTTCTTCCCTCTAAGATCTGCTTGCGAGCGAGGAGCCGGATCTGCTCTCGAAGCACGACGTTTTGCGACGTCATCTCGCCAGTGGTGAGGTTCATCACCTTGGCGAGCTGCGACTGCGCCGAAGCGTACGCGTCATTCGCCTGGGTCGCGCCGGTCGCGGCGTCCTCATTATCCCACAGCGTCTGGGCCAGCAGACCACCGATGGTGACTGCTCCGAGGATCGCCGCCCCCCAAGGTCCTGACAGAAACGTCATGAACCGCGTGAACTTGCTTTGCGTGCCCTGCTGAGTGTCACCCATCAGCGCGAGCGCACTGGTCACCTGGCCGCCCTGCTGTGCCAGGATCACCAGCGGATTGATGCCAAGCGCAAACTGCTGGAAGACATCCTGGACCTGAAAGCCCAGCTGCTGATAGGCCGCGCGCTGACGGCCAGCGGCAGCCGTGTTGGCGATCTTGGCGCGGGTGGCTTCGTCCTGGGCTGCAGCCTCGCCGCGCACCGCCTGAGCGGCCTCGCGTTGCGCAGCGGACATGGTGTTGGTGGCCGATGTCAGCGCCGCTGCGCCGGTGGCCGCTTCCCGGTTGGCATCGCCTACCTGTTTGACCGCTTCGGACGCCTGGCGCAAATCCGCCTGGGCGCTGCCCTTGTCGACCTCGATCCTCGCGCGAACGACAAGCGTCATCGTGCGGCCTTCCTGGCAATCTGTTCGAGCGCGGCCTGTTCCATCATGCGCAGGTCCAGGAACCGCGCAGGGTTGAGCGCGATGCCCAGCATCTGCGCAGTCGGCGGGATCACGCCATAATCAAGGCCCAGGCACATGCCCGTCATCGCGTGCCGTCGCCATTGCGTGCCGAGCGCGAGAAAGAGCTGCGCCGTGTCCGCTTCGTCTGGCAGCAGCTGAATTTCATCCTTCTCTTCCTTGCGCTTCATCCAGGCAGGCAGCTTGGCATTGGCGGTCGCCGCATCGTCGGCCATGACAGCGCCGCCGCGACCGCCCGCCCAGCGCGCCGCCAGCGCCTTCAGTTTCCCGCGCGCGTCGCCTTCTCGCCCAGCGAGCAACTCCGATAGGCTTCCAGCACGGCCATGAATGCGCCGGGCACCTTCATGACTTCGACCAGATTGGAGCGGCTGAAGGGGAGCTGGTCCTTTGCGCCTTCCTCGGCCACGTCCTTCCAGTCGGTGGCGAGCTGCAGGACGAAATCCGCGTACGACTCTGACAGCTGCGGTTTGTCCGCCGTGCCGCTAGGTGCCATGGTCGGGGCACTGGCCAGCAGCTCGCGGTTTCCGTCGACATCGCGGACACGGAACTTCAGGCTGAAAGTCTGCTCATCAACATTGCCGTCATCGGCGGGGGTGGCGACCGTGACCGGCCACCAGACCAGGCGTTCCTTCACTAGCTTGAACATCATGTATCTCCTGTTTCTTGATGGTTTGGGGGTGAGCAGCGAACCACTCACCCCCGTGCGACCCGCTGGGCGAGTCTTCGGCTGCGGGGTTATTTCGCGGTGATGACCAGGTCGTCGGCTCCGCCGTCCGTGGTGAACAGCAGATCCATGTTGAACATCAGGATGTCGTCCTCCGTGGACTCGGTGATATTGGTGACCTGAACCTTGGTGGCGCTGATCTCGAGGATGTTGCCGGCAACGGTGCCATGGGTCAGCGTGATCGGGATCAGCGCGCCATCATCGAGAGACGCAAGATAATCCTTCGTCGCCGAAGACGGCGCTTCGATCATCAGCCTGCCGGTAGTGCTGTGGTTGCCACGGCGCACATAGCGCGCGCCGATCAGGTTGCGCAGGTTGACGGAAACGCCGGCGTCGATCGTGAGCGACCGCGTGACGGCAGCAAAGCCGTCCAGCATCAGGATCGTGTTGCCGTTGTTGACCTCGAGCGGCTCCTGCCAATCGGTGAAGTCCGCGCCGGTCGGTGCGGCGACGACGCGCGGATTGGCCACCGGCACCAGGCCCGTGAACTGCAGATTGGCAAACGGCACCTGGCCTGCCGTGAAATCGAGCGAATAGGTCCCTCGCGCGCCGATCATCTTGCGCTGCTGATTGTCGACCCAGCTATACTCGCTGACCGAACCGGGAACGGCCCCAGCGGCGGCGAACTTCTGGGTAGCGGAGGTGGTGGCGACCAGCGTCGGCGCTGCCATGCCGCATGCCGCGAGCAGCGTCATCCAGGGCGGTGCGGTGCCCGCCGTGCCGCTGCCAGCAAGCTCGACCTCGTAGGACGAACGCATGCGCTTGTTGGTGGGCTTGCCCTTGGTCGCGCCATAGGCCCGGTTGTCGAGGTTGCGCTGCAGCTGGTCGACCTCCAGCGGGACGATCGAATAGTTGCGCGTGACGATGGCATCGTCGGCCAGCGTCGGGATGCTGTCCGTGCCGTAAGTGGCTTCGGCCTTGGCTGCGATGACGCGGCGGACATCAACCATAAATCTTCTCCATCACCTCGGCGGCACGCTCGCCGTCGCGAAAATCCCAATCGCCCGGCTCCAGTGCCGGATCGGGCGTGTCCATCATCGTCAGCACCGCTGCGCGCGCCGGGCCGTTGACAGGCAGACCGAACCGGTCCAGTTCCAGGCCATATGCATTGCGAACCGGGTTGCTCGTGGGGGTAAGCCCGCTCACCGGGGCCGTCGCGGCATCCCCTTCATTCGCGGCTTTCTCGCCTCCTTCTCCTGAGGCGGTCGGCTGCGGCGCGGGCTTCGCGGTGG